GATCGATAATTTAAGCGTTCGATTACCGGTTGCCATTAGACCCATTCCTTAATAATTCGATCAAAACTTTGTTCCCACTTGTTAATCAATTCAGGCTGAATTCTGCGAAGGGTTGGATAAATAAACCATCCACGGGATCCACGACCTTGCCTCCCACTATAACTGGGAAACTGTTTAAACTTATTTGAACCAAACTCAATGCCACCCCATAGGGTTTGCGTAGTAGCACCACCTGAAAACTTTTGTCTTGCGAAGCCGTAGCTGAACTCACCGATCTTGCTCGATTTAGAGATGCTAACGCCATCTGCGACTCTCTCCGCAACCTTGCCAGCCTTTGTTCTAGTTCTAGCTGCTTGTTTAATTTCCTCTGATGCAAAATACGCCAAAGCAGCAGATTGCGCTCTTGCTTCCTCAGTAGCCTGTTCATCCATAAGTTTGAAGGCTTTGTAAATATCACGCAAATCTTTTTTGTTGTAGGCGATAGTTTCATTTGCCATACCTCGCCTCCAATACTTCGATCGCTGTTAAAATATCCTCTGCATCAACCCATTCGCTCATTGGTATTTGTGTGGCTATTGCCAACTCAACCAATAATCTGTTTAGGCTTCCTGCTGGGTGGCTTTTGGGTTTGCATCACCGACAATTACATCGCTAATGGTTTCCATCCAAGCCTCAAATGGTTTTACTGGCTTTCCGGCAGATTCACGCTTAAAAGCGTTATATGCCAAAAACATAAGATCCCAGATTCCAAGTTTTTCATTTACTTGGCTTATGGTGTTTCCAGTTTGTTTTTCCCATTTTGCCCACTCAGGCGGTTGGGCTACATAAGTGGCTTGCTCGCCTGAGTTGTATTCAATTGTGATTGGTAGTTTCATTTTGCTCCCGTTGTTAGATTTTAACTAAATGTTTCTACTACTGCGCCCTTTGATACTGTGAAAGTAAAGGAAACAGTTTGAGCATCAACACCTGATCCGCCAGCAGTTGGAAACTCTGGCTTTACTGGAAACACAAATTGTGCTCCTGATGCAGCTGTTAGTGTCATGCTGATATCTGTGTCAGGTGCGCTTTCGGCAGCAGCCCATAGAGCCTCACAAACTGAGTTTGCCTTGCCCCAATCTGCCAACATATCCAATTGGAATGTTCCTGAAACATTTGTTGTCTTGTAAGCCTCTCCATCCATAGTCTGATAAACCTGACGCTCATTGACTTTGGTTAGAACTGCGTTTGTCGCCTGTGCTTGAATATCTGTTCCACCTGTGAAAGATAAACCAACATCACGACCGGTAATTACGACTGTTGCCATGATTTCTCCTTATGCTGTTTGTGTATAGTAGGTAGATACTCGAACATCTGCGATTAGCAGCGTTGATGCACCAACTTGACTGACTGTCGGTCTTTCAACCGAGCTGACAACATATCCCGTTGGGATAACTGCCAGAACACTCATGATTAATTGCTCGATATTGTCGAGCGATGCAGGATTGCTGTTATATGCAACTGCAACTGTGATAGTAAAATTGATTTTTGCGTGAATAGTAGATTTATTAATTGTTTCTAATTCTAAGTAAGGTGAATCTGGCACAACCACTACGGCAGGTGGAATTACACTTTCAGGCACAAATGAATAAACATTGCCAGCAACAGTTGATAAAGCGGTTGCTAGTGGTGTGCGAACATCTGAAAGAATTGTGCTTGGCATTTATTGAGCCATCGTTTCTGTGTCCATGTATGCACCAAGCAAACCAACACATTTATTGAAAAGTGATCGACCCATTCTAAATGGTGTAGCTGTAAAATCTACTCCTTCGATTTGTCCTCCACCGGCAAGTCTTGCTTGGAAAACTTCGACTGAAACTGTATAGACGGCTGACTGAACAGCTGCGTTTCCAACATAAGTTGATGCGCTAGAAAGGGTAGCAACTCCGGATGGGATGACATTAGCCTCGAGTATATCGGCGTTAGTGATCGATGCTGAAAAGGTATATTGTCCAAGATTGTCTGCCAATACTGTTCTTGTTCCGTTGTAAGGCGATCCGCATCCTGTGATGACGACTGACTGTCCTTCGGTAAATTCATGAATTCCTAGTGTAGTAAATGTAGCGACATTATCGGTTAGTGAAGTAGCCTGAATTGGGCTTTTGAATGAAACTAACATTGGCAGAATAACTGATTCTGCGGTGTCAATAATTTGATCTAAGTATGCGTCGTTGTATAAAGCAGACGACACACCAAGCACGCTTCTCAACTGTGTGGCTGTAATTATGCTTGGCATGTCATCTCCTTACTCCCTTAATGGATGCCTAGGATCGGGAGCAACCCTAGGCACTCAGTTAATTGTTATTAGGCGTTATCGTTTGAAGTGTAGCCACCAGGTAGTTTAGGTGCTACAGCTGCATAACCATAGTATCCAACTTGGATTTGACCAGTTGAAATTAGGTTAGTTTGTAGTGATAGGCGTGGGCTCTCATAGAATGTTAAAGCATCTGGATTGATTACATAGATTGATCCATCGCCTGTTCCTGAAAGTGAGCGAGAAACATACAGGTCAAGACCTGCAACATTTCCTCGAGTTGATGATGGTGAAAGTGCTCCACCAGCGTTCATTGGGTTTGCAGCAATATAGATTGGGCGACCTGAATCATTTAGACCCATGATCTCAGCCCATACATCTGGTGATACAGCAACATTTCTAGCAAATCCTAGAGATCCTGTATAAACATTCTTTGCAGCGTTAGCAAAAAATGCTAGGTAGTTAGCAGCAGTTGCGCCAGCCTTAGCTGTTGCAGCAGTTGCAGTTGCTGATGCACGGGATACTGCATAAGCATCAGTTGCCTTTGCATAAGCGAATTCCATCTGACGAACCAACTCAGTAAAGAACAATGGTGAGCTGCGATCGATCAACTCAAGGCTGATTGTCTGTTGTCCAGCAAACTTCTTAACATCTACTGAAATGAAAGCAGTTGCTTGATCAGTTTCTGATGGTGTGCCTTCCTCAGCTGTTAGTGCAACAGTTGGGGCGGTGTTGATGCGAGGTAGTTCAAAAGTCATTCCTGATGCAGGTAATGTTTCCTTTGATAGCGCATCGATAAATCCACGATCTGCGTTTGATACGCCGTTGATTAAAGTTGTGCTTTGTGGTGTTGGAATAAAGCCAGCGTTGTCAGTTGTGTTGTCTGCGAACGCAACGAATTGACGGCTCTCATCTGATCCTAGTGCTGCACGGATTGAGTGCTCTAGGTATGTTGCCTTTGAATTGATTGGTGAGCGTGGCTTTGTGTAAGCAACTGGTTGAGCTGCTACTACTGCCACAGGCTCAGACTTTGCAGCTTCTACCGCTTCGGTTGCGATAGGAGCATCTGAAGTTATATCAGACACTTTGTCCTCCTGTGTTGTTTGATCCTCAGCGGTTGCTTCGGAATTCTCTGGTGTATTTGTTGCGACTACGGATTCAACTCTTGCTGAAGCAATTGCCGGATCAGACACCAAACTGACTTCATGTAATGAACTCTTTGAGATAACCATTGCGCCGTCTTTGTTATCCCAAGCATCAACCATTACGCCAACGGAAAATCCATCACGCAAACCTGTTGCTGCTTCCTCAAGGGCATCATCGGCTGCAAATGTCTTAGCCAATTTGAATGTTCCTTCAAGACCTTGGTCATTAGCTGTAATATCAATTAATTTACCCAATGGGCGTGTTTTGTCATGCTCTAATAGCAGTTTGACAGGCTTTGAGAAATCAATGCTGTCTTTAGCAAATACAGTCTTGCCGGCTGAAGTATTTCCAGCCTCATTCCAAGAAACGATTGTTCCTGAGATGGTTCGCTTGTTTGTATCAGCAGCGGTTATGGTTATTGGGAAATTAATCTTCATCGGATTAAGTCCTCCTCCTCTTGGATTTGCTCAACGCTCATTGCGCCAATGCGATTTAGGATTTCATAAACTTGCGCACGCTCTAATGCTGAACCACGCAAGAAATCATCAATATCAAATCGAACTTCAACACCATTAGGCACAAAATCAGCAGCAGATAATCTTTGCTCAATTGGCGTAATAATATTTCTTAAACTGAAGTCAATAAGTGCTTTTCTTTCCATAACAGTTGTGCTGTATGTCATGCTAGTAGTTTCAGCAGATAAGAATGACGCAGGAATACCAACTGCTCTTGCAATTTCTGTTGCAAGGTATTGGCGTGCCTCATTTAATTGTAATTTAGTTGGATCAAAGCCAAGTGCAGTTAATTCAACATCAGCATTTAGAAATGCAGTTGCTCTTGTTTGTCTAGCAACTTTCCATGATTCTAATAATTTAGAAATGCGCTCTGGTGCAAGATTTACGCCATTTGACTTTAAGACCATTGTTGGAACTGGCTCTTTAGCATATAACTCAGCAGCCTTTTCTAATTCCTGTGCAGCTCTGATTGTGCGACCTGCTCGATTTAATACGCCTTCATCTAATCCGCTAAATACAATTATTGAACCAATTCCGCTTTGAGGAACTTCAATTCCATCAATTTGATAAGCGGTGATTTCTGTTGAATTTGAATTTAGTGTAAATGAAACTCTGTTTGGTGCAACTCTTGTCCATGCACGAATTCTGCTTCCATCAGTTGCTGAATAAGAGTCCAATACCTGACCATAAGCCGTTCCTGTGAAAAGTAAATCCTCTGCCAACCATGCGTAAATTGCTGAACCAGCAATTCTTGGATCTGGTTGCATAATAACTCTTTGTGGTCGTAAATGTTCTTTTGTAAAATGATTGTAAGTTTCTAAAGGCAATGAACCAATTGTTGAGCAAATAATATTTCTTGCTCTTGCAACTGAAGGAACTGACATTGCTTGTTCTCTTGTTGCAGTTGCTGCACCATAAAATAATCCTGCTACAGCTTGTTGTAAATTGTAAGGCGTATTAGCAGCAGCAACATCTGTTTGAATTGTTGGTGTCTGATTTGTTAAAAATCTATCGAATAATCCCATTAGCATATAATATACCATAAATCAAAATTATCCGACTTGAATATCAATCTCCGTTTCTGCCTGTGTCGCAAAATAAGTTGCAAGACTAGATGCCACCGCTGCACAAACGGCGACACGACTAGCCCTCCTCCCGATGATCCATGACCCATCCCCATAGGGCAGTTTCGCAGCGGAAAGTGTTTGTTGGGTAAGTTCCTCTTGCCCACCATGTTGCAACCTATGGCTATTGATCGCCCCAAGCCATCGATCGCAACTTTCAGCGTATATCGCCCCATCCATATCTGTAATGGGAATTCCAGCAGGAACTAGCCGACTTGCTACGGCTTGCGCAGTCCTTTTGGAATAAGCGACAGTCTGAACATTATATTTTCTTACATAAGGTGCAATATCGTTTGCAACCGCTAAATCATTTATTGAATAATCATTTGACCATGTATGTAATAAAACAAGGTTAAATCTTTCGCCACTAAGTTTCTGAGTGGCAACCAATGCGCCAAACTTACGATCCGGCGATAAATCTAAACCAAACCAAGTTGGTTGTTCAGGATCTAATGGTATTGGCTCGGTCTGACATAAAGCCCACTTTTGAGCATCAATAGCTGAATTGATTGTATCAACCCATTGACATAAAACTTCAGTTCGCACAATATCAGGCGGATCATTGATAACTGCTTTCAAGTTATCTGGGTGAATTGTTTGCCCTAATGATGGGTTGGCTTGAGCAAATGCTTTCCAGTTAATCTCGCCTGACGGAAGGTTAATAGGCGCATCTGGTTCGGCACTCCACTCAAACCAACCGATCGGATCATTGGTCGTGGCTGACGCCAATGCCCTCTCACGCAATTTGTTCAGGATTACTGAATGTTGATCTCCAGCGTTTGAATAAATCCATACTTGAGGATTTTGTGCAGCCATCATGGTATATCGCATTGATGACCAAGCATCCTCATCTTTATATTCACGCAACTCATCAAGATGAATCGTGGATGGTTTCGAAATTCCTCGACTCGCATTGTTTGCTGCTTTTACCACAAACCGCCGACCACCTTTAAGTTCCATTTCCTCAGCTCCATGTTGCCAGCGTATCTTTTTTACCTCAGATGCCAAGCGATCATTCTCCTCAATAATGCCAACCATTTGCCTAAAGGTTTCTAATGAGGTAGTTAA